GAAGACTGACTTTACCAGCGCCAAGTAAAGCTTGAATAGAAACATCTGGCTTTCTCAAGCTTTTGCTTGTAGAGGTTTCAATATCATAACCAGTCAGAGTAGTGCCCTTCACTTGGATTCCAGCTGGACCAATCGAGTCATATCGACTGAGCTTCTTGTATTTGGTATTGTAAGTCCATAGCTGCGTGCATCCTACGATCTCTGCTGGATGAACAGAGACAATCTTGAGTGAAGGCTCTTCCTTCTGATATTTAAGGTTCTTGACCAGATCGACGGCGGACTTTGCCTTCTTCTCTCGCGGCTTACGAACCTTGACAGCCTTCTTGTTATTTACATACCGATCGATGTCAGCGAAGAAATTGTTCCAAAAATTAATCCAAAACTTCTGACGCTTACCAAAAGATTCTTTGACTTGCTCGTCATCTAATAGAATCTCTTCGTGCTGAGGACGATAGTAGTCTGCCACGATACCAAGAATCTGAGCGTTCAGTTCGTTGGCTTGACAGAAGGTGTACATCGAGAATTCTTTGCCATCGATGACATTATCAATCTCTTCTTCGAGGCTCGTGATGATATAGTTGGCCTTCTCACGAATTCGAGATTGAATGTCGACGACAGGCTTTGGAGTTTCTTCGACTTCTTCGACAATATGAATTGCTTCAGCAAGAAGCTTCTTGACATTATCATTAAAGTAGTCTAGACTCTTCTGCGGCAATGCATTACCATTGAGGAGAATACGAGAGACGCTACCAAGAGTTCGGGAAATCTTCCACTTCGGAAGCTTGCGCAACAGAGTAAGATCGGCTTTAGTGTAGTTGCGTTTGGCATAAGTGAAGAACCATTCGCGAGACTGATCATCAGATGCCATGTAGTTGTACCAGTTTAAGGCTTGACTAAATTCCGTGATCACGATAGGCTCAGAACCATAGGCTTTGTCATCGAACGACTTGGACGCCGCGCGAGAGATTTGTTTTGGTTTAGCTTTTACCTTAATGACCATATTTACCCCTGCAGTTTTCTTGTTGCATTATTCAATCTACTACAGTTTTGATAATTTGTACATGTTTATTTTCACAGCTATGAAAGCTGCGATAATCCTCAAAGATCAATTTTATAATTAAAAATTGGACCAGACTTAGGTGTATATTGTGTTGCGTTAGGTTCCCATCCAGGAGTACCAACCATTGGCTCCCACTTTTTGTCGACATGTTCCTTTTTCACATAAGACCACTTACGAGGAGTTTCCATTGCCGTTTCCATGCCATGCTCGAGCAACTGATTGTGTACAGCGGCGTGTTCGTACATCTCTACGTCATCGAAGACGAAGACAGCTCCAGGATCTGATCGTTCAAGAAAGAATGCAATCTCAGTATCAAGAGCTCCGAGTGTATGAGGACCATCGAAGTGGACTACACTGTACTTATTGAGAATGCTCTTATGTTCTGCATAGATAGGAACACCGTCTGCATAACGATTGAAGAACTCCGTATCTTCGAGATTAAACATGTAGAAGTTCACGTTCTTCTGACGACAGTACAAATACAGATTGATCATGCAGATGTCGCGCATCTCATTGGTATAGTCGCAGCGACCTTCCTTAAAGATCTCGTCGCGATAGTACTCGATGTTGCCGTAAGGATCGATACCAAAGACTGGCTTCTCAGGAGTTTGACCACTTTCTACGAGACCGTCGATGATCTTCTGTAGACCACCGCCGAGACGAACTCCGATCTCAACTGCTGCGCCTTCTACACCCTTCGATCGAATGGCTGCATCAGTTAATACTTCGTAATTTGCGCTGTCTGTTCCGAACTGCGCTTGGATTTGATGAATTGATACTGGTTGTTGCGACATTATATAGTTACCTCATTTTTGTTTCGAATATATTTAGCAATCATATGCATAATAGCTTGATGGACGTCTTCTGTTGCTTCGTATTCTGGAATGTCAATATGGAGAGAAATGTCTGCGAGTTGAGCGCACTTGTTATCGCGAAAAAATCCAGTCAAAGCAATAGTCTTCATTTTCAATGACTTAGCAGTCTCAATTGCTTTGACAACGTTTGGAGAATTACCGCTCGAAGAGATTGCAACGAGCACATCACCTTCTTGACCGAGTGCATCGAGCTGAAACGAATAAACATCGTCGTAACTGATATCATTGGAGATGGCAGTCATCAATGGAATATTTGCGGCCAATGAGATAACTCTTGGTCGTAATCCACCTTTCTTACAACCCTTTGTGTAGTCGCACGCCCAATGTTGGGCGATCGAAGCAGAAGCACCGTTACCAATTGTATAAATGTTGTTACGATGATTCGAAATACTTGTCAGCCAAATCAGTTCGGCAGCTTTTTTAAATTCTTCATGATCAATGCTCGCAAACCCAATATTAATCAGGCCAAGATGATCGAATATGATATCAGTCTCGATAGACAACTCGTGCTCCTTCGTGTGAAATGCCTACGTCGAGGCAAGTACGATCTGAAAATTCTTTGCGGATTAGACTCTTAGAATCTGTGAGTGCCAACATATATCCGCCCCCGCCTGCTCCGAGAAGTTTAGATCCAAATGCGCCCACGCCTAGGCATCGATCGTACATACTATCTATCTCTTCTGAAGAGATGTCGTCGCTCATTTGTTTCTTCAACACCCAAGCAGAATTTAGTAGTCTTCCATATTCGTTGTTATTCACTCGTTGAGTGCCTTGCATTTTTGCCATATTGGAGAGCTCACGAATAACAAATGTCTTGGCTTCGAAATTAATATTATCGAGGATCTTCGCTGCGTGATGTTCGATATGAGTTGGAATTAAGATCATATAGTTCTCGATGCTATTCGAATCGAGTCTCTTAACATCTACACGATTATTACCAAGTTCGTTGGTATATTCGATATAATTCATACCACCGAACGCGGATGCAAACTGATCTTGCATACCGATCTTCCAACCACACAGATCGATCTCGATGTGACATGCAGTCTTTGCAATAAGATAAGGATTTACGTATTCGTAGCCAAGATAGGCAGATAATGTTTTGATCAGGGCGCAAGTAAAAGCAGACGATCCGCCAAGACCATTACCAATCGTAGGAATATCTGCGAATGATGTGATCTCAATGTTGGATTTGATACCGAAGAACTTGAGAGCATTCCGAACTATTTCATTCTGAATGTCTTCTACGTCGGTAACACACTCTTGTTTCGAATAAGAAATTTTGATATGATCATGAGGAGTGTACATGACTGCCACATAGACATACTTGTCGATGGCTGTCGAGATGGTTGCTCCACCCCACTTTGCAAAGTGTGTGGGGATATCGCTACCACCACCGAAAAAACTAACTCTGAGTGGTGCCTTGGCCAATATCACGGTGTTGTTCCTTTAACGAAGCGATGAGTCCCTTCCACTTGGGAATCACTGAATCCCAGCCGAAACGAGTGTCTGCGTATGCTTTGACAAATGACATCATATTAGTAATGTCGTTATTCTGCACGTTCTCGATGGCATACATCAGAGTATGAGCAAAGATGTTGGCATGCAGATTTGGATTCTCATGATCTCCGTCATACTGAACTGTAAGACCGCCTGAGGTATCAGTCAAAGCAGAGAAGTTGGGATGAACTGCAAGACAACCTGCAGACATGGCTTCAATCAATGAACGACACGAAGTTTCAGGCCAGATACATGGATAAGCAAAGATATGAGCACGCTGATATGCAGCTCGAACAGTTTCTTGATCTGCCCAACCGTGGTAATTGATCTGTGGGTGCTCCTTCATCTTATCGAAGAGTGGCTTGTACGCTTCGTCGCGTCCCTCCCAGCTAGGGCCATAGATACCGAATGAAGAGAAGACGTCTAGCTCAATATTCGGATATTTCTCGGCGAGAGCGCAAAATACAGGAACCAGAATCTCCAATCCACGATGCGGTGTGGACGTATAGATGAGACGAATCTTATCCTTTGGCTTGTCAACGAGTGGAATAGGATCGACACCTGTTTCGATAACTGTCGAATGATTGCTATATGGAACTCCAAGATAATCGCGATACTGTTGATACTGCCAGTTCGAACTGAAGACTAACTTTTGAAAGCGAGCTCGAGAAGCTGGATCTTGAAGATGTGAAGCTTCGGGATCACCGGCGAGATCATGTAAATGGTAGATCTTAATTCTGTTAGGATAAAGGTTACGGACGCGAGCAGTGATAATTTGGACACCGTCGAGTTCATCTCGAGTAAGTCGGTTGAAGAGATTTCGAGTGGTAAGTTCTGTTCCGCCATTCGATTCCTTATTCAGTTCATTTAATTCAATTAGGTCTTGGTTGTTCATAATTTTTATATCCATTCACTAAATAGTCATCGTAGAGGTATTCGATGTCTTGATTCTTAAAGAACTCTTTATCATTAAATGCTTTGTCATCAATCCACACATCGTATGACGGTTTTCCGAGCCGAACTTCGTGAAACTTACAGCCCCAATCATTAAGTTGTTTGTTAGTAAGTACGGTCCAATTTAGTCCGGATCCTGATCCCCTAGCCGTCCAATAGATAATGGTATGGCCTTGATCGTATAGTCTATTTATCTCTTCAATACGATGCTTAAGCGGAATGGCAAGACCATAACGATGTTGACCATCTGTGAAAGGAGTACGACAGATGGTCTGGTCAATATCTACCATGTAAATCATTCGACTGAAAATCCAATAATCGTGTCATAGCGAAATGAACGCCATCCCTTATTTTCGAGATCCCATACAGCGAGCACATCAGGATTTGGTGTCTTCTTCTGCACGACTTCTTCGAGATCTGTCTGCGCTGGAAGTTCTGTCGGTGACAGAGTACAACGAAGAACTCTTTGCGTGCCATCCTTCTTTAAGAAGGTTACAATTGCGATTCCAGTTTGAAGAACGCCCTTTAAATATTCATTCTGCCAAGAACGATCGTTCTGGTCTGTCGTACCATTCAACGAGTTTATCATAACCACCCACCTTTTCTGCATTGATAATAATGAAAGGAACCGTTCTTACATCTGGAAAGCTTTCCATAAACTCTTCGCGTGTAAGATCTTTTCCTATCTTCTTTTCTATATACTGTTCTCCTTTATTTGTAAACAAGTTTTTCGCTTGTACACAATAAGGGCAATTGTCTTTCGTATAGATTAGAATATTCTTAGTCATTTGTGCCTGCTTTTGCATAAATTCCATATGATACTCGCTTCGGATCTCCGTACACCGTATTTGCGCGTACTCTAATAAAGCTCTTATCTGAAGATGGACCTGCGATAGTAATCCAAGGATTCTGACCTCTTTTCCAAGCTTTCAGTTTATTATAAGCTTTTTCGCCTTCACTTCTTCCTCGACGAACTTCTTTTACTCCGGCAACAATTGATCGCCGAGCACCTTTTGATACTAACTTAGCACGCGTTCTCTTCTTACCCATTATAACACCTCATTTTTATTGTTCATACACCTATTATATAACACGTTTATCAATTAAAGACAACTCTTTTTCTCTGTCTATGTACTTATACTCTACTTTTGTAGGGTTCCAGGCTTCAATAGCTTTGAACACGTCATCAATATTCAGTGTGCTACAGGTATAGACGTCCAACTGAGCAAGTGCTGGTTCACACTCATCCCAAACATGAAGAGCAATATGACTTGTCTCGATAATAGTCACTGCGGTTAGACCGCGGTTGCCGACCATATCTGAATAAACCGAATAAGGACCCATGAGAACCTTCATATCGATTATTTCTACTAGTCTATGCATCCACGCATTAATTGCTGCGGTGCATCGTGGAGGATTACTTAATTCCGCTCTGACAATTAAGTGCTTGTGTTCTAGTACCTTACCCACCTCATAAATTCTCCTGTTCGGGGTTGAAAATTAAAGCCTTGACGTGGCTTGCCTGAATTTTACAAGATACCCAATTATTATAATATTGAGGATCTAAGATAGCATCTGTATCGAATATATATTTAGTTTCAAAATAATTACATTCTCCGCGACCCTTACAGAGTCTTAAGATGGTTCTACGAAAGCTATCTTTTCCGTAGAGATCAACATCTTCTTTGAGGGAAGTAGAAGATCCGTAGTAGTCTCGCCAATCGGACTCTACGCGAAGCTTCTTTCGTTTGCCTTTAACAGTTTTGTATCCGGCTTTGGTCAGATACTTACGACCGATATATTTTTTGCCGTTTACCAAATTTTCGATGAGATATATGAAGCCATAATAATCTTCAACATCAGTAAATTCTTTGTCTTCGTATAACCATGAATTCATAGATCACATTCCATCAGTAGAAAGATCTATTTATTCTTCATATTCTTCATCAAAGGGATCTTCAAGATGAAGCTCAGCTGAACAATATGGGCAATATTCTGGAAGAGTTGTATTTTCTGTAATTATTTTGAATTCCTCTTCACATGAGGGGCAAGTTATCCAATCCATTATAGTGTGAATCCTTTAAATGTATTTTCATCAACGTCTTTTTTCACTCCACCGATCACATAGCTAGTAATTTCTGTTTCTTGCGGCGCAACCTGTACATCAGAACCTGAAATCCACTTTTGTGTCCATGGAAGCGGATTCACACCAGGTTTACCATTCAGTCCGATGGCACCCATTCTTTTAGCCGCGATGTGATCTACATAGTCGCAAAGCAATTGCTCGTTTAAGCCGATCATTGACCCGTCCTTGAATAGATACTTCGCCCAAGCCTTTTCCTGTTCGACAACCTTGTTGAACATCGTAATGCACTCGTCTTTTGTTTCTTCAGCAATTTTCGCAAAGTCTGGATCCTCTTTCGGTAGAATCTTAAGGAGCTGCTGAGTCGAAGCAAGGTGTACGTTCTCATCCCGTGCAATGAGCTTGATAATCTTGGCGTTACCCTCCATCTTCTTAACTTCGGCGAAAGCCCAACTACAAGCAAAGGAGACGTAGAATCTAACTCCTTCGAGCGCATTCACGGCATTCAAACAAAGCCAGAGAGCTTTCTTGTGATCATAATTATATCGCATATTGCTATTAAATGCAATCAGATCGTCATAGTATTTACTAATGTCATGAGCGCAATCGGCTATTTCTTGGATGTCGAGCATCTCGTCAAATACCCTTGACGGATCTGAATAAACGTTTCGAATGATATGAGTGTAGGATCGACTATGAATCGTTTCGGAAAATGTCCATGTTTGGATCCAGGTTTCGAGTTCGGGGAGCGAACAAATTGGTAGAAACGCCAAGCTAGGAGCACGTCCTTGAACAGAGTCGAGAAGAATCTGTCTTTTGAGATTACTTGTGAAGATATGCTTTTCATGGTCGGTTAACCCTTTAAAGTCTTTGCCGTCTCTTGACAGATCTACTTCTTCTGGACGCCAAAAAAATCCGAGCTGCTTGTCTGTTAGCTTCTCGAAGATATTGTAGCGTTGCTTATCGTAACGGGCAATATTGACTTGTTTTCCAAAGAAACAAGTTTGTTCTGTAGCATCAAACATTTCGTTTGAAAAAACGGTCATTCAACTCTCCAAGTATTGGTATTTAGTTTAATATTTTTCGGCCAATCGCCTTCAGTATATGATTTATCATGAAATCGAATTTCATTCGTCGGCATAATAGTCAATCGGCCATTATCTAATTCAATGAACATAAATTCCTTCGACTGAGAAGGATGTTGTGTATATCCATCATTCATCGGAACGACTGTAAAAAGATAACGACCGAAAAGGCCGTTTCTTCGAATCTCTACTTGTTGGCTGTGTAGATAACTATATATCAACACAGAAAATTGATCACCATAACAATCCCATATCTGTGTGTCTTCAAGATGCCAAGTTTTCTCAGGATTTGGAGAGAACGCCAAGGCATGAGGAGGAACTCCACGCCATACTGCTCCGCACTCGAGCATCACGTGACAACCCCATGCATGTCCAGCTTTAGAATGTAATGCAAACCAAATACAAGGCTCGTACGTATTTGGTTTAGCATCTTTACGAATAAACGAAGAATCTACCCAACAATAGATATGATGAGGTATATTCCCTGATCCTGTATATAACATTATCAGTC